AACATAGCATCTATAGAGGCTGGTAATCAATCAGTAGGAGCTGTTGAACAGGTTACACTTACGGAACAGACTGTTGATTATAGTCTACAGATATCAAAACATTATAAGGTGGGTGACGTATCAAAGAATGCGGTGTTCGGACATAAGATAAAAGAACAACACGGTTTGACTCTAGAGGACATAATAAATAATCTCAAGAACTTGGCAACTAATGTTCTTGATCCAATAAAAGACCAATACCCAAATATGTTTATCACTTCTGGTTTCCGCCCAGCGAAAGGTTCATCTCAGCATGAAAGAGGAATGGCTGCTGATATGCAATTCAGTGGTGCATCAAGATCAGAGTACTATGATATTGCATTGTGGGTTCGTGAGAATGTACCACATGACCAATTCTTACTAGAATATCAAACTGGTGGTTCTGGTAATCCTTGGTTACATATTTCACTTAAACCGTCTGGTAATAGATTTGACATTGCAACTTTTTATAACCATAGAAGATATAAAGAGTATGGTAAGTTTTATCAGATATACGCATAGGAATAATTATGCCTGAAGTAACAAGAGTTGGATTAGATAGTCATGTAGGTCACGCAAGTCCTACACCTAATCCATTTCACCAAACCGCATACGCAGCTGGTTCACCAAATGTATTTACAAATGGTGCAGCGACTGTTAGGATTGGAGACACAACAGCATGCGGAGATCCAGCGGCAGCTGGAAGTTCAACCGTATTTGTAAATGGTATAGGCGTTCATCGAAAAGGTGACGCAACAGGTGGACATTCAAGTTTCGTGCCTAACGCATCAAACTCTGGTTCGTCTAACGTATTCGCTGGAGGATAAGATGTACGAATATAATTGTAAGATATTAAGAGTGGTTGATGGTGACACAATAGATGTTGACATTGACTTGGGGTTTGGTGTGTGGTTGAGAAAACAACGCATACGCTTTTATGGCATTGATACACCAGAATCTAGAACGAGAGACTTGGAAGAAAAGAAGTATGGAACGGCTGCAAAGGAATATGTTAAGGCACATATGCCCGTAGGTTCTAACCAGACTCTTGTAACTGTCAAAGATGGGAAGGGTAAATATGGTAGGATACTTGGTCAATTTAAATTGTCTGATGGAAGTATTCTTAATGATAAGATGATATCAGAACATCATGCTGTTGCATATCATGGACAGTCAAAAGATGACATAGAAGAAGAACATATAAAGAATAGATCTCTAGTCGTTTTGTAATTTCGTTATAAATACAATTAAGGAGAATTAAATGGCTGCTAATCCAACTGCATTTAGAGATGCGTCTGCAACAAACGATTCAGATAGAAACGCACAAGTCTTCTCTGACTTGAATTTAAATTTTGTTGCTCATCCTCTTACTGGTGATATAACTAAGCTCACTAATGTTGAAGCAGTGAAGAGAAGTGTTCGTAATTTAATTAATACGAATTTCTATGAGAGGCCATTTCATCCAGAGATTGGTTCTGATGTTCGTGCAGTTTTATTTGAACCAGTAACACCAATCGTAGAGAGCGTTCTTTCACGACACGTTCAAGACGTTATTACAAACTTTGAACCTAGAGTAGAACTTATCAACGTAACATCAAATGCCGATGTGGATAATAATGCTTACAATGTAACTATAGAATTTTTTGTTGTAAACTCTCCATCTGGTGCTCAGACTGTAAACGTATTTTTAGAGAGACTTAGATAAATGGGAAGTAAATCAGAAGTTAATGTTACCGAATTAGATTTCGATGCAATAAAAAATAATTTAAAAACATACATGAAAGGTCAATCAGACTTTTCTGATTATAACTTTGAAGGTTCTGGACTTTCAACTATCATCGACTTACTTGCATATAATACTCATTACCTTGCAATGAATGCCAACTTCGCAACGAATGAAATGTTTTTGGATAGTGCAACAACTCGTGGTTCAGTTGTATCACACGCAAAGAGTTTAGGATATACTCCACGTTCTGCAAGAGCTCCAGTTGCAAGAGTAGAGATTACTGTAACTAATAATCAGTTGTCGAACTTGACAATGCCTAAGGGCACAAAGTTTTCAACTTCAGTAAACAACTCGACTTATGGTTTTGTTACTAATGAAGATATCACAACACAAATTACAAACGGACTTCTTATCTTTTCAAACATTCCAATCTATGAAGGTACACTCACAACAACAAAGTATACAGTAGATTATAATAATCCAGAAAAGAAATATTTGTTGGCAAATGATAGAGCTGATACGACAACACTTAAAGTGTCAGTACAAAAATCTGCAACAGATACCACATTAGAAACATTCGTACTTGCAAATGAAATCACAGGCACAACTGGTTCTGATCCAGTATACTTTCTACAAGAAACAGATGACGGTAGATTTGAGATTTACTTTGGTGATGACGTAATTGGTAAGAAACTTTCTGACGGTAACATTGTTATTATGGAATACGTTGTTACAAATAAAACATTAGCTAATAGTGCAAATCAATTTACTGTAACATCTATCAATGGACAAACTAATGTTGCAGTGTCTACTATTCAATCTGCATCTGGTGGTGATGAAGCAGAAACAATTCAATCAATCAAGTACTATGCACCTCTAAGTTATACTGCACAGAAACGTGCTGTCACTGGATTTGATTATAAACAAATTCTTCCTACAATATATCCCAACATTAAAACTATTCAAGTGTGGGGTGGAGAAGATAATGATCCTCCAGTTTATGGACAGGTTTACATTTCTATCAGCCCACTTCAAGGAACATTCTTAACGGAAGCTCAAAAAGAAAATATTGTATCTCAATTAAAATCTTATAACATTGCTTCAGTACGTCCAGTGATTGTTGATCCAGAAAATATTTACATCATCATGGATGTAAACTTTAGATATGATCCGACAACAACTACTAAGAGTTCTGGTGACTTAGAAACAATAGTTGCAAATACGATTTCAGAATACAGTAATAATAATCTAGGAAAGTTTGATGGTATGTATCGTTTCTCAGAAATATCTAGATTGATTGATACATCTGACACTTCTATCATTAGCAACATTTCTAATATTAGAATGTACAAATCACAAAGAGCTCAGATTAATACTAAGAAACAATATGTTATAAAATTTTATAATTCAATCTATCATCCACATGATGATGAACCACCAGTGATATCATCAACAGGATTTACTGTCGCTGGTTCTACTGCAACACATTTCATTGATGATGATGGTTCTGGTATCGTAAGAGTATATCAGGTAGTCGCACAATCAAGAGTTTATGTAAATGCAAATGCTGGTGATATCAATTATACCACAGGTACAATTACTGTAAACGATTTACAGATCACATCTACTATGAATGGTGATGGAACAATTCACTTCTTTGCAATCCCAGATTCAAATGATATTGTTCCAGTAAGAAATCAACTTTTAAGTATTGATAGTGGTGGTTCAAGAATTACTGCACAAACAGATCAACAGGGAAGCACTCCTTCGCCTGGTTCTCACAGTGTTGTCGGTACATTCGGTAAAGCTACAAGTGGTGCAGCAAGCGGTGGAACAACAATCTCCTCAACTTCAAGTTCCTCTTCTTCAAGTTCGAGTTGTATTTCCTCAAGTTCTGGTTCTCATAGTCACTCTTCTGGCTCCTCTGGTTATTGATAGGTTTTTTAAATGGATGGACGTACTCCAAAACTAACGAATAAGATTTCACCTCATATTCAAAGTCAACTGCCTGAATTCGTTCAGTCAGAACACCCACAATTTATCAAATTTCTGAAACACTACTTTCAGTTCATGGAAGCTGCTCAACTTAAATTGGGTGGTTCAAATGATTATGTTATTCAAGAAACAAATAGTATAAACTTTATTCTTTCTCAAGAAGAAGAGAAAGTAGTTCTTGAAGAGTCTGTTGGTAAGTTTCAGGTTGGTGAAATAATTCGTGGTGAGACTAGTGGTTATACTGCCACTATTCTTGTAGACGATTACGATTCAGACCAAGTTCTTTACATTTCATCTCAACAAAGATTTGAAGAGGGAGAGAATGTTGTCGGAGAAACCTCTGGTGCAAAGGCTCCAGTTGTTTCATATAAAGCAAACCCAGTACAAAACATTCAACAACTTCTTGCGTATGCTGATACTGATAATACTGTTTATGCATTCTTAGATAAGTTCAAAGCAGCTATTATGGAATCTATTCCAGAGACAGTTGCAGATGGGATATCAAAAAGAAATCTGATGAAGAACATCAGAGACTTGTATGAGATAAAAGGTACGGAAGAAGGACACAAACTATTTTTTAGAATTCTCTTTGATGAAGAGTCCTCTCTCATTTACCCAAGAGAAAATGTTTTAAGGATATCTGATGGTCAGTGGTCTGATGATTTTCTTATGCGTGTTACAGAGATTGGTACGTCTGATTACTCACAGATTGTTGGTAGAGTTATAACAGGTGAAACATCTGAAGCAACTGCTGTCGTTCAAACTGTTATCAAGTATAAAGAGGGCGCACAACTTATTGCTGAACTTAATCTTGATAGATCAACAATCAATGGTGAGTTTACTATCGGTGAAACTATCAATGCAGTTTCCAACGAACTTGACCAACTTATTCGTGCAGAAGTTTCTGGTATTGTTAATGAAACAACAGTAACAGAACAAGGTGCATATTATAAAACAGGAGACAAAGTTAACTTTGAACTCTTAGGTAGTATCGGAGTTCAGGCTGCCGTTTCTGCTGTAGGTGCAGGCGGTATTGATGAAGTTCATATTGAGAATGGTGGTATAAACTATACTTATGATGATGAAGTTGTTTTTGATAATTCAAACACAAATGGTGCTGGTGCAGCTGCAAGGATTACAATCCTTGGTGGTTCTTTTGTTTTAGAAGATGAAACAGAAGTAGACAACATCGTTAAAGAAGGTGAAACTTTTGAAAATGATATTGTCTTAGAACACGTTGATAAACTTTTATTTGAAGATGGTGATCACATTGTTGAAGAGTTCTATACTCTACTTCTAGATCAGTCTAATACCTCTGGGGCAGATGCTGGTGATGACTTACTCTTTGAAGATGGTGGTAGAATTATTCGTGAGGGAAGTGAGGGGATTGAAAAACTTCTCAGGGAAGAATCAGAAGAGTTCTTCTTACACCAAGAACAACAGTTAACAGAAACAGATCATCTTATACTAGAAGATGGTAACAATATAATCGTTGAGACACAAACCTTTACTGACTTGAGTGTTGCAGCTGAAGCTACCTCTATTTCTAAAATAAGAATGATATCTAATGGTGATGGGTATACAACACTACCATCTATGAGTGTAAGTTCTAGTATAGGTACTAATGTATCTGCTCTAGCTTTATCAAGAAGTGGTGTTGGTAAAGTATTGGGAGTTCAAATTAATAATCTTGGATTAGGATATACTTCTATTCCAAAGATTACAATGAACAGAAATGTTATAGTTAAAGATATAACAGGCACTTTCACGATTGGTGATACACTAACAACTCATACTGCCTCTATCGTATCTTTCAATCCTATTAATAGGATTTTGGAATTGGAAACACCAGTAGAACATTTCTTTACTGATGATGTTATTAGAACTGCTGGTGGTGCTGTTGGTACTATTGTTCAATGTGAACACTCAAAAGCAACAACTGCTATTACTGCAATCGCAAACACTGGTGGACAATATGTAACTGAAAGAGGTCACATTAGTGAAACTTCTATGAAGGTTCAAGATAGTTTCTACTATCAAGACTATTCATATGTTGTTCGTATTGGTGAATCAATTAATCTTTGGCGTGACTCTATTAGACGTTCAATCCATCCAGCTGGATGGAATGTATTTGGTGAGGTGTCGTTTGCAACATCTCTTGCAGATGCACAACTTAATTCATTGCGTATTCGCAACCCAGCTGCTGGTGATATTATCGACTTCACAGGTGATACTCAAACATTTACACCAGAACTTGCATCTACACTTAGAACACTTTTTGTTGAAGTGTTCGGTAGACGCTTGGGTACTAAGGATGATGGTACAACACTACGAGCAGAAGAAGGTGATCTGTTACTTGAAGATGGAAATGATGTACTTCTTGAAACTGGTGACAATATTATTTTCCGTAGAGATATCACTATGGAAGGTCAAGAGAATGCACCTCTGTCATCTGGTACACGAGAACTAACAATTGAATCAGCTGTTAGTGTATCTATGCAATTCAAGGGTGGAGTTGCTGGTAACTCACCACAAGCACTGGGCCCAACTCTTGACTTGTTGCCCAAGTATGCATTTACACAACCACCAATCGACAGTGTTGCATATGCACAGC